GCTCGCGGCGCTAATGGCAAGGCGCACGAGCTGGCGCTCAATCCTGATACGTTCACGGATCGCACGGACGAAGAAATCCTCTCCACGCTCGTGCATGAGATGGCGCACGTATGGCAGCAAGAGTGCGGCGCGCCTCCGCGCCGTTGCTACCACGATAAGGAATGGGCCGCGAAGATGAAGGCAGTAGGTTTGCATCCGTCTTCAACCGGCGAGCCAGGCGGCAAGGAAACCGGGCAATCCATGACGCATTACATCATTGCCGGCGGCGTGTATGCGCAGGCTTACGCGAAGCTCAAGGCGGCCGGCTTCAAACTCCAGTGGGAATCGCCGGCCGGCAACGGCAACGGAGCGGGCAAGTCGAAGGACTCGAGCAAAACGAAGTATTCATGCCCGGATTGCGAGCAAAACGCATGGGCGAAGCCTGGCGCGATGCTGATTTGCGGCGAGTGCTACGAGGAAGGAAGCGAGCCGGTTGTGATGGCTCCCGCGGCGTAACGATCAACCGCGGGCCGGCGCGCAATCCGGCAAGTTCTCAGTTTTACTTGGCGCGATTTGCGTAGGGTCTTTCGCCTCTTATTCTCCTGCCAAATTCGTAACAGGATCGACGCACGGCGGTGCCCGGTGAGAGCATTGCGAGCATGCTCCATTACTGGCTCAGCGTCTTTATTTTGGCCATTCAGCAGACGTTCACCTTTATCGGGAAAACAAGAGGCGGACTGGTATTTGATTGCTGCGTGGTCGTTCTTGTCATACTCAGGCTTTGGAAAAAGCATGGATGGCGAGAGATGAGGAAAAAAATTCGGGAGACTGTTGGCGAAGGGCTTCTCATTGCTCTCATCGCTTGGTTTCTTGTCTTTATTTATCATTTCATCGCTGCGCCTTACGAGCTACAGCTAACAGCGGATAACAACACGGGACAGATCAATAAACTGCTTCTTCAAAAGGGCAATGCTCTCATCTCTTGCCAGGGAGATTTGAGAGTACAGACGGAAAAATCAGGGTTGCTGCAATCGCAAAGAGATGCCCAGCAGGTCACGATTAACTCTCAGCAGGGTCAATTAAATTCGCAACAGGGCACGATGAATAGCTGCGTTGTCTCTCTCGGTAAAATGAATCCCCTAATAAATACAAAATTTGCAGCGTGGAGTTGGCCCATAATGGACCATGTAGAACAAGGGCCTGGTTCGCTGCATGCTACACATTGGCTAGAGTTGGTGATTACGACCAATCACACAAGCTCCCCAACGGGAACACTAAAATGTGATAAGCCATTTATTCCGGTTGAGTCGCCTAAAATAGCAGCTTCTATTTCTGATGTTGCAGCTATGGCGTTTTTACCTGCAAAAGCAATAAGTGACCGCGAATACGAGGTAAAGGTATCCATGACGGGAGTTGATTGGGGACCAAATAATCCGATTTATTTTCGAGCAACAAGTGAATCTAGCGAGTTGGGAACTTGCTCATTCACGCCGCAGCAGTGAGTTGCTGGGGGGTACAATTTTGGAATCATGAGATATTGGCCTTTGCTTGCTCTTGCTTTGCTGCTTGCTGCAATCATTGGTATGTCCCTATATGCAGATTGCGCCAAGCCAGTGTGGGCCAAATTCGTCGCATGGCCCGAAGGAGTTGGCGCTTGGGCCGTAATCCTGACCATGTTTGTGATCGCTTGGCAGTCGATGGAAACCCACACGACGGTCACTGTCATGCAGGCTCAATCTAACCAAACTGCCGACGTGAGATGGGGCATCAAAGGATACCCGATCCATGAGATTTGCCGTATTCAAGCACTTGTTGTAAATCTCAGTGACCAGCCCATGACGATCATCGATGCCCAAGTTACCATCCAAGGAGAGCCTGCGAAATCCATTCCAAGAAACACTATTATCGATAGTAGCGCTCCTTATCCGATGATTTTTGAGATTCCAATGGGAGCCATTGAATTGTGGGAATTCGTTCCTACAGTCAGTTGGTCTATTACCCACGAGCATAGGATCACCAAAAAACCAATCCCGAGGAGGCTTGCGGGAGAACTCCATTTTTGGAAAGTGAAAAGCAATGGTCAGTTGGGGGTTTCTTTTGATCCGATTAGCGGATACGAACCCAATCAAAAAAACAACTAGCAACCAGATTAGGACACCACCCGGACGATGAGGCGGGGCCGCTCGGCTCGCCTTTTTTGCTAATCTGGCCGGATGACACGGGAAGAGCAGCTCAAATGCATAGCCGACAGGTGCGACGCATTCAAGCAGGCGATGCTCTCGAAAGCATCCAAGATTCCGAAGAATTGGGAAGACGCAGAAATCCGGCAATGGGTAATAGACGCCGCGAGGGATGCGCCGGTTGTCGGGAAGATGGACGCGGCCAGGATGCGCCGGTATCAAATCGCGCGCCAGCTCTACGGCCTATAGCCGCGAGGTTTCGCCGGCTGACTCTGGTAATACGTCTGAGCCTTCCTCAATTGCCGCAAGACGTTATCCAGCTCTGAAATTGCCATGTTATAGCCGTCGAGCTTCACGCCGCGTAGCGCCTGAATTCTCGTCTCGATTCGTCGAACGAGAATGCCAAAGGCTTGATCCGGCGGAATGTTCAAGGTGGCCATGCCCCGAATTATATTCGCTTTTTGTTCCCTATCCTGTGGGTTGTGCCTTTTGCCCGGAATCGGGGAATCGTAGCTCAGGTAGTAGCTGGGCGGGCCAGATGAGTTTGTTGCGCGCTGCCCAGCCGCTAGCGGATGTCGAAGACGAACAGCAGGCCTAATTCGACAGCGAGGAGGGCATTCTGAGACAGGCTGCCAATCTTTTTCTTGATTTGATCCTTGTTCACCACGCGGATGTGGTCGCATAGCGCAACACTGTCTTGAAACGGGAGACATCCCACATCCGAAATCAATTCGGCCGCAGGAAGCAATATGCGATACGAATTTGCCTTTTGAACCCGAGTAGTGAGAGGAACCCCCACCGCAGTCGGTTTGTCTTTATTAACTGAGTCTCTGGACACAATGATATAAGGCCGCAGGCCTGCCTGCTCGGAGCCGGAAGTTGTCAATAATGCGGCTTGATCGGAGGTAGATACAGAGGGCGGCTCATACAAATAGACGCATCCCTTCTTCACTTCCATTAAACGGGCTCCCCCAGAACATCTCGGGTAGCCTCGTCGAGCAATTCCTGATCCTCATCGTCCCACTGCACTTTTTCGAGAGCTGGCTCGGCCCTGGGAATTCGCAAATCAACTCCTCTCCGAATCCACGCATAGGCATTGACGACAGCGCGAAGACCATTCGTCAATTCTTCAAGGACCTCCGGATAAATTGCGCTCTTTTCACGAAGTCCAACGTTCAAACAGTCAAGGCTGAAATTCGCGCGCAGCGTGTTCACCATATAGGAGACCGAATATGTCTTGTCCTCGTCCGCTGAGGCCGGCTCAACTGTCTTGGCTCCGTGAATCTGCGCCAATAGGTCATTGATCTTTCGCAACGTCCAAACCGTGAATAGGGCCTGATCTTGAACCGCTCGTCCAAACGCTGCAAGGCCATGCTCCCGAAAATCGCCTTCTATCTCACAGAAAGATTCCCACTGGAGACGCTGGATCACATCTGGCGGCACAACAGCATCTGCAAATCGAGAAAGCGCCAAGATCACATCAACATACTTAGGAAAAGCGTCCGCATAGGCGGCAGTGAATTCCGCTGCGGTCCGTTTCTGAATAACGCCACTCAAAAGATGCTCCAGGGCCAGGCTCATTCCCTTGAACACGTCATCTGTGGAACCAGAAAGCTCGCGAGCTGATTTCCTTGGGCGAGAAGCCAGAAAAGCCGGCGCTCTGTCACGCTCAAAGAGCAGTCCGATTCCTTGCATTGCGAGAGTGGTATCCATAGTTCCTGCACGTCCTTCCAAAGCTAAATCCTAACCGGATAGTGAGCTGAGACACGCTCACGTAACACGTCACGCTGTACTAACCCGTACGTCGTGCTTCCTACGCGCGTTTACTTCAGTTTCCGACCATGAACAACGCCAGCCGCATGCGAACGCTGGCACGTTCAGGCCCATTAACTCCTGGCTATCAGACTCGTCACCCAACTTAGCGATTCAGAACCGAACGCTGAAAATAGACGCTTCTTACCTAGCATGTCTTCATTAGGATGCGCAACAGAAATGAGGGGTGTCATTTCTGCCTCCTTTTGCACATCTAAACAAACTCTATTCTGCCATGAGCCTGCGGTCAACAATGTATCGTTTAAAGGCTTTAAGATTAATGATTTAGTTCCAAAGAAGGAATGCCTTCGTAGGGTGCCTGACCGCGATTGGATCACTTTGAGAGGGTAGAAAACTGTTGGCGGTATGGATTCCTCAGTCGCATCTAGAGGCTCGCATCTCCTAACGTGCAAAACGATTCTCGATCCGTTCATGGGCTCTGGAACAACGTTGCACGCCGCGAAGATGCTCGGGCTCGATGCGATCGGCATAGAGCGCGAAGGGCGGTATTGCGAGGCGGCCGCGGAACGGTTGCGTCAGGAAGTGCTGGCGCTTGCATGACGCCGTAATTGCCTCAATTCGCAATCAAGAGATACATAACGCTCAAGGGCAGCAACGGAGCGCAGCCGTTCACGTAAGGCGTGAATTCAGAGCATGAGCCGCTCAGGGTTTGCTGCCCAATTATTTCCTATGAAGGCAATCGGGTTTCATCCATCGAACGTGAACCGCCGGCCGCTTTTCGCAGTGGATGGCCGCAAGCTCGGCTATGTGCAGTACGAGCCGGGCGGCCGTGAGGTTGCGACGGATGTAAACGGTAAGGTGATAGCTCGCATTATCAAGTGGAAGTCTGCTCACGTTCAATGGTGCGCGGCGCACGCAACGGCTCACATGGTTGTCTATCCGAGGATGCGTTAACCAGTATGATACATCTCGCTCATCTATTAACTCAATCGCCAACATGCGAATGACGGGCCTCAGCCAATGGAATGAACGGCTTGGGTCCTTCCCTGGTCGGTGCGCGTTGGGGGTGTCGCACCAGCGTGGGGTCACACTAGCGACAGGATTTTTCGTCAACGTTTCCGTTTCCGCCTATGCCGACGCCTGAAAAGCCTAAAAAGTTTGACACGCTGAGCGCGGTGGACGTTGCCGAGCTGCTCGGCGTAACGGAGAAGACTGTCCGTAACTGGATGAATAAAGGCGGCTTACCGTCAATCGAATCCGGCCGCGGCCGCGTTATCTCCTGGCCGGCGGCTTTGAAGTGGTACGTCAATTACAGGATTTCCGAGAGCGGAAATGACGGAAATGCGACTGTCAAATCCGAGCCGGAAGCTCCCGCCGTGGTTCCGCTCGAGACTTACGAGCAGGCGCTCGCCAGAAAGACGCGAGCGGAAGCCGATCTAAAAGAGTTACAGCTCGGGAAAGAGCGCGGCCAGGTGGCGGCAATTGCGGATGTGGAGCTGGCGCTCTCGCGCTCGAATAAGGAAACGCAGACGCGCATCCTGGCCGTACCATCCCGGCTCGCTACGCAGCTCGTGGGAATCGACGAGCGCGCCGAAGTCTTCGCCATTCTCCAGCGGGAATGCAATCAACTGCTTTCCTCTTTGGCGAACTTTGATCCGCTCGCCGATCAGGGCTCGAGCGACGAGGGGGAAGATGGTAGCTCTTAATACTTCGACTGAGGGGCTCGCGTCTCTTCGGAAGGCGTTCCGTAGCTCGCAAGGGATGTTTCTTCCGCCTCCGATCCTTACGCTTTCCGAATGGGCGGACAAGTACGCCTATATTCCGAAAGAGTCCGGCGCGTTCCCTGGAAAATTCAACACGGGGTTTGCGGAGTATCAGCGCGGCATTCAGGACGCGATAACTGATCCGAACATCGAGACGGTTGTTCAAATGCTCTGCTCTCAGAGCGGCAAGTCTCAGATTCAGCTAAATACCATCGGCTATTACACGCACCATGACCCGAGCCCGATTCTGGTAGTCCAAGCATCGGAAGGCGAAGCCGAGAAATTCTCGAAAAACCGTATTGCGAAGATGATCCGCGACACGCCGGTTTTGCGGGATATCTACCCGAAGCCGCGGGCGCGCGATTCGGGGAACACGCTTCTCAACAAGGAATTTCCCGGCGGCGTGCTCGTGATTGCCGGCGCGAACGCTCCGGCGGGCCTGGCGTCTATGCCTATCCGCATCCTGATACCGGATGAGGTTGACAGATATCCGCCGAGCGCCGGCACGGAAGGCGATCCGGTAGACCTGGCCGAAAAGCGCACCACTACTTACTGGAACCGGAAAAAAATTCTCGCATCCACGCCTGGGATAAAAAACATAAGCCGCATTGAGGCGGCTTACGACGCTTCCGACAAGCGGAAGTATTACGTTCCATGCCCGCAATGCGGAACGTTTCAGGCGCTCGAGTGGCGGCGCTTGCAGTGGAAGACGGAAGGCGACAGCAACGAAAAGCCGCGGGTTGCCGGCTTCTGGTACGTGTGCTTGCAGGGCTGCGAGATTCTCGAGCGATCTAAGTTTGAGATGATCCGCAAGGGTGAATGGCGGGCGACGGCGCAGAGCCATGACGGGAAGACGGCCGGCTTTCAATTGAACGCGCTCTATTCCCCCGTGCTCGATTGGGCGAAACTCATAGGCGAGTGGCTCGAGGCGCAAACGTCGCTCGAGCGGATGAAGACATTCGTAAATACTCGCCTGGCTGAAACGTGGGAGATTCGCGGAACCGGCGCGGATTTGCACGAGCTGGAAAAGCGCAAGGATGAGACGGATTACGCCGAGCTGCTACCGGAGGGCGTGCTATTCCTTACGGCCGGCGTCGATACGCAGGATGACCGGCTCGAGGTTTCCGTTATCGGTTGGGGCGCTAACGAGGAAAGATGGGTCATAGATCACCAGATTTTCGCCGGCGATCCATCCTTACCTGATTCGGATGAAACGAGCCCGTGGGCCAGGCTCCGCGAGTATCTGCTACATCCGTGGGAGCATGCGCTAGGCGTCACGATTGTAATTTCCTGCGTACTCATTGACTCAGGCGGCCATCACACGACGCGGGTTTATGAATTCACGGGAAAGAACGAATTGCGCCGTTGGCATGCCATTGTAGGCCGCGGCGGTATCGGTAAGCCGCTCGTGAGCAAAGGAACGGAGCAAGGGCCGCAACGGACAAAGCTCTTTACCGTGGGAGTGGACACAGCGAAAGAGGATATCTTTACGAGCTTCCGCGCCGGCGCTACGGGTGCGGGGAGCTGCCATTTCTCGAAGTCTCTCCCATCGGAGTATTTTCGCCAGGTTACATCTGAGCAGCTCGTAAAGGTGAAACACGATTTCATTACGACCTTGAAGTGGATCAAAAAGACGGATCGCAACGAAGCTCTCGATTGCTTCGTCTACGCTCGCGCCGCCGTCGCCGTGCTCCGTCCGAATTTCGGGAAGATTAAGCGGAACCTGGCCGCGGCCGCCGAGCGGATCGCGGAGGCAAGGAAAGTACCGCTCGAGCCCGAGCCAGAAGTAAAGCCGGATGTGCCGAAGACGCCGCCGGCGCTCCCGGCAAAGAAGCCGGTTCCTAAGTCGCAGCAAAAGACGCTTGCGGCATTCAAAAACCCGTGGGTGAATTCGTGGAAGCGGTAATTTTGCTCTAATTCGCGTTATCGCGGCATAAATGGGGCGTGAGCACGCCGCCTGTAGTTCCGCCTACTCCCGATATTGTTTCAGCGCCGCGCACGGCGAACGATCCAACACAGCTCCGCGCCGGCGACTCCTGGCAGTGGACGCGAGTTTTTGGGGCGTATCCATCCGGCCAGGGTTGGACGCTTCAATACGTCCTGAATTCGCCGCAAGCCATCTTTCAATTTCCGGCGGGCTCGATTCTTGCCGATGCAGACGGGCAATCGTTCGATGTGCTCGTTACTGCGACTCAGACGGCCGGCGTAGCGCCTGGAATCTATGACCTGTATGCGGTTCTTACGCTCACGCAGAGCGGGACGGTTACAGGAAAACAGACGATTCTGCTACAGAGTGTCAACGTATCCGCCAACGTCCTTGGCGCTACGACGCCGATAGACACGCGCTCGTTTGTAAAAAAGACGCTGGATATGCTCGAAGCCGCAATCTCGGGAGATGCGAGCCCGCTTGTGCAGGAATACGAAATCGCAGGGAACGGCGGGAGCCGGCGCATTAACTACATGAATCGCACGGAGCTGATGAGGCTCCGCGATGAGTACAGATACAAGTACGACCAAGAGCGCGCCGCGAATGGCGAGTTTGTTCCTAAACGAAAAATCTTATTGACATTCCGGCCGCAAAGCTAAGGGGAGTCCATGCCGCTAACACTTTTAGATTTGAGCGAAGCGAAGCGCGCGCCGCTCTCGACGCCGGCCGCGGTTCTCGCGCCGGCTAAGCGCACGCTAACGCCGAACAATATGCAAGGGATTCTTTCCGGCGCGGGCAGCACGTTTGGCGGATTCTCTGCGGCTAAACCTGGCCGGCTTACGGCCGACTGGAGCCGCATCCCGCGGGCCGCCGATCAGATTCTAAGGATCGACCTTCGCTTTCTCCGCGCACGCGCACGCGAGCAGCAAATCAACTCGCCGATTGGCTCGAAGTTTTTGCAGATGCTCCGCACGAATCTAGTAGGGCCGCATGGAATCCGCATCGCGTTCAAGCTCGAGAAGCAACGCAAGCGCGGAAGCGAGATTCTCGACGATAAGACGAACGACGCGCTCAACAAAGCCTGGCGAAAGTGGCAACGCCGCGAGTATTGCACCGTTCACGGCAAATATACGTGGAACGATGTTTGTCGGATGGCCGCGGATGGCATCGGGCGAGACGGCGAAATCATCGTTCGCAAGGTGTATCTGCCGAAGACGCAAAACCCCTTCGGGTTCTCTCTTCAACTTATCCAAGCGGATCAGCTAGACGATAACTACAACATCCTGGGATCGCCTAAGCAGAATCAAATACGGCTCGGCGTTGAGGTTGACAGGTTTCAAAAGCCGCTCGCTTATCACATCTTTGAGGGCAATCCTTACGAGTCCGGTTTCGGCGCGTCGAACCGCATCCCCGTGCCGGCGAATCAGATTTATCACTTTTTCATACCGCGATTTATCGGGCAGACGCGCGGCTATCCGTTGCTAGCGCCGGTTATGTACGACATGAAGATGCTCGACGGGTACTTTGAGGCTGAGCTTGTGGCGGCTCGCTCTGGCGCTCAGATATTCGGCGCAATCGAGCAGGCGGGCTCCGAGAGCTACGCCGGCGACGGTGAAGACGCAGAAGAGGGCGCAACGCGGCTCGACGTTGAAAACGGAATGCTGATTCAGCTCCCGCCGGGCTCCACGCTCAAGAACACGAGTCCCGAGCATCCTACAACGGCGTTCAATCCGTTTGTGGAGCGTTCGCTCCGGCTCATCGCGTCCGGTATGGGCGTTGCATATCACGAGCTAGGCAATGACCTGGCCGGCGTGAATTACTCGAGCGGGCGGCTCGGCGTGCTCGAAGAGCGCGATTACTTTATGGAGCTGCAAAACCTGATGATTGACGCGCTCAATCGGCCGGTTTACGAGGACTGGATTAAATCGGCGCTTTTGAATGGCGCGATTGATTTGCCGTTTGATCCGGAACGCTACATGGACGATGAGGCTATCGAGTTTATTCCGCGGCGCTGGCCGTGGGTTGACCCGCTCAAGGATTCGCAGGCGTCAACGCTCGACGTGCAGAACGGCTTCTCGACGCATGCCGAGATACTCCATCAACACGGCAAGGATTGGCGCGCGGTTTATAAGCAGCTCAAGGCCGAGCAAGAGTTTGCGGATGAGCTTGGAATTCAGGTTGGAACGGATATCCGCGCCGATGCGTTGAGCGAGGTAAACGATGGTGCGCCGGATGAGAGCGGCGAGCCAGGCACGGACAGCAAGCCGGCGAAAGAAGAGCCGGCGAATCCGCCGGCGAAAAAGAAGCCGAAAAAATAGGTTAGGAGCCGGCCGCTAAATGGCTGGCTCTGCCTCTTTAGAGGCTCGAAACCGAAGCGATATCGCTCCGATGTGCGATCATTCTGGCTTCTTCTTATCGAGAGAATCCGCAATGCGCTTTAGCTGATGGGCTATCTGCGCCAAATAATGCTCGCCGATAGAATTTATGACAGACAGAAGCGTGATGCCGAAAATCCCACATACGATAAATATCAACGCTACAAGCCACGTGACCGGCGCAAGAAACAAAAACGCAATGCCAAAGATCAAATCTCGGGCGATTGGGTAGGAAGCGAGCCAAGTATGTGTCGCGCTGTACATTGAAGTCTTGAAAGTTATAACACTGTGCAAGTTTAAACCGGGCGAAATTTGCCCGGTTTTTTCTTTGCGTGGCATAACCGCACCATGAGCGAACTACTCAAGAGCTTGCCGCGCCAGTATCGCGCGATGCGCATTGAGCGCCAGGCGACGGAAGATGAAAACCGTTTCGCCTTCGCGCTCTCGAGCGAGCAGCCGGCGGATCAATGGTTTGGCCGCGAGGTTCTGAGCCATGACCCGAAGGCGATTCGCCAGGAGCGGCTAAAGAGCGGGATTCCTCTGCTCTTCAACCATGACACGGATCAGCACATGGGCGTTGTGGACGGCTATTCCGTAAAGGATAGCGTGCTCCGCGTCGAGGGCAAATGGAGCGCCTCCGCATTCGCGCAAGAAAAAAAGCGCGATTTCGACGATGGAATTCTCAAGGATGCGAGTGTCGGATACCTGATCCATCACATTACGCGCGATCAGGCCGGCGAGAATCCATCTTCCGATGACACGCTCAACGTTGACGATTGGGAGCCGCTCGAGGCTTCGCTCGTGACGATTCCCGCCGATCCGACTGTGGGCGCTGGCCGCTCCGCGGATGGCAGACAAGAGTTTCCGGTTGCGATTGAAGTACGCCGCCGGGATGCAGTAAACGCCGCTCCTGCGGCTATTCCAATTCAAATTGAGGTAAGGACAATGGCCGAGGAAACGAATCTTGTTCCGAGTGTGGAGCAAGTAGACCTGGCGCGGCGCGCTCGTATTACGGCGCTGGCGAGCGATAAGGATTTCAAGCGGTTTGTAACCGAGGCGGAAGTTCGACTCGCGCTCGAGGGTGGAACTTCCATCAACGAATTCGCCGAGACGATCAGCCGGCGACTCGTAGCCGCGAACGATGCGGACAAGGTTGGAACCGCCGGCGAGAATGTACTCCGCGAAACCGGCAAGGATGCGAAGCGTTACTCCTACGCGAAGGCGTATCGGATGGCCGTCAATGCGGCGAAACCTGGCACGTTCAAGGCGGAAGACAACGCATTCGAGCGCGAGGTTTCCGATGCGATCCGCGGCCGCCTGGCTTCCGGGCTTATCAAGGCTACCGATAGCGTTGTGATTCCGAACGCGGCTGCAAAGCGTACCGTGACCGCCGGCACTACCGGAAGCGGCTACACTTCGCAGGCAAACATCCTCGATATCGACGTGCATCCCGAGATTATCGAGATGTACCGCAACCGCGCTCGGGTTATCTCGCTCGGCGCTACCCGCATGGGCGGATTGTCTGGAGTGGTTCGCTTGCCGCGCCAGGACAGCGCCGCAACTGCGCAGTGGTTGGGTGAAACTTCGGCGGTTACGGCTTCGGACGTGACAACCGATTTCGTGGCGCTGACTCCCAAGCGGCTCTCGATTCAGAACGGCTACACGGTTGAATTGCTGGCCGAGTCTGCCATTGACGTTGAGGGCTTGCTCGCCAATGACCGCGCAAAAGTGCTCGCTTTGGCGATCGACCTTGCGGCCATCAATGGCGCGGGCGCTCCGGCTCCTACCGGCCTGCTCAATCAATCCGGCCTGGCACTCATCACGACAACCGGAACAACGTTGACAACCGGCAAGATGCTTTCGTGGACCGATATCGTCAATTTCGAGTCTACGGTTGCCAGCGCCAACGCCGATGTTGCAACGATGGGCTGGCTCTTCACTCCGCAGGTTCGCGGCTTGCTGAAGGCTACTCCGATGTTCTCCAGCGGCTATGCAATGCCGATTTGGCCCGTTCTCGATAGCCGCGATCCTTCGGGGCTGGAGCAGGGGCCGCTCGGCTACAAGGCCGGCGTGACGAACCAGATTCCAAAGAATTACGGAACTGGAACCAATCTTCACGCCGCGGTGCTCGGCGACTTCTCGCAGTGCATCGTTGCCGATTGGGGCGCGTCTGAGCTGATCGTTGACCCGTACACTCAGGCCGCAAACGGTATCTATGTAATCACGGAGCGCGCGCTGCTCGATGTGGAATATCGCCACATTCAAGCGTTCGCCGCGAGCGAAACCGTAGCCGTTAGCTAAACGTAAACCGTCGAGGGGCGGCCTTCGGGCCGCCTTATCGCATAGAGACGAGGGGAAGAGATGGCGCTTGTTACTTCGAGCAGGTTTGCAGATTCAAACAAAGTGGTTCGCGTGAAGCTCTTGGTTGACCAAAAGATTCAGGGGCTCTCGCTCAAGGCCGGCGACGTGGCAGAAGTTCCCGGCGACCTGGCGCGGCGCTTGAAGCGCATGGAGCGCGTTGAAGACGTGAAGCCTGGAGACGTTGACGAATTCGGCGCGCCGAAGAAGCCAGCGGGAAAATAAGCTCTCTCGCGGCCAATACTCGCCGGCCGGCGTGAGGCGCGGAGCGAACGGGGCCGCGGCCTGGCTCGAGCCCGAAAGGGATAATCGGGGGCCGCGGCTCTACCAAAGATTTACCCAAACGACGAAGAGAAACACACGCAGACCGCGGGTAGCTTGCGACAGTACCCGCGGCGTGATGCAAAAGGGGAGAGATGGCAAAGGGCGTCAATAAGGTTTCATTGCTCGGCAACGTGGGCCGGGTAGAAGTGAGTTTTAGTAACGGGCTCGCAATCGCTAACGTATCGCTCGCAACCAATGAGCGCGCGAAGGACGACTCCGGCAACTGGACGGATGTAGCCGAATGGCACAACCTAGTTTTCTTCGGGAAGCTCGCGGATATCGTGCGCGACTATGTAAGCAAGGGCTCGAAAATCTACGTTGAAGGCCGGCTCCGCACGCGCTCCTGGGAAGCGAAAGACGGCTCCGGCAAGCGGTACAAGACGGAGATTGTAGCCGGCGAAGTGGTATTGCTCGGCAGCCGGCGCGATGACTTGGCGGACCCGAGCGGCGCGGCGGCCGCAAACGATCACTCGCAAATCACGGATGAGGATATCCCCTTCTAATGGCCTTCGGTGATAGCGACCTTCCCGCCTTTTTTGCCGTGCAAGGCGAAACTGCGGTAATAAGTGGTCAATCGGTTCAGGTATTTGTGGATACTCCCGCGAGCCCGTGGATGCACGGGAACCTGGGTTCGATGGAGGAAAGCTCTATCTGCATCACGGCTCCAGTAACGGCGTTCGCCGCGCTCCCGGTTATCGGCTCATCGGTAACGGTGCGCGGCGGGAGCTACACGATTAAGAGCCGGAAGTTGCCGGGAGACGGCCGGATAGTCGAGATGGAATTGAAGGCGACGGCGCTATGAGCATTAACCCGAGCATCGGACTCCTGGCAGTTCGCGCGATCTATGCGCTTGTCACGGGTACGGGCTCGCCGGCTCCGGCCGTGCGCACGGATACCACGGAATACACGGCTGATAGGTTGCCGGCTTACAACGTGTTTCGCGCGAAAGATAGGTTCGACTACACGGGGGATTTTCGCGCCGCGAGTGCGAGCTTCGATGTAACGATCCGCGCAATGGTGGCGGCGACGGAGCAAGCGGACGAAGCGGTAGACCCGCTCGTGGTTTGGGCCTGGCAAAAGGTAATGGAGGATGAGACGCTCGCCGGGCTGGTTCAGGATTGCAGGGTTACAGGCGTCGAGTATCAATACATCGAAAAGGGTCAATACGATCAGCTCGCCGCCGATGTGAATGTGGAAATAACCGTGGATGTTTCGCGTAGTGATCCTACGCAAAAAATTTAACTAAGAGGGGATTACTACCATGCCGACAGTTTCGCCGCAGAAGCTCCAGGGATATAAGGGGCAGATTACCTACACGCCGTCCGGTGGGGGCGGTGCTGTTACCGTTCTCGGAATCAAAGACATTGAACTTGATATCAAGGTTGACAAGCTCGACTCCACGGACCATTCAACGGCCGGCTGGAAATCGAGCCTTCCTGGGTTGCTGGAGTTTTCCGGCTCCGCAAAGCTCGATTACATCACGGGCGATGCGACACAGCAGGCGCTCCGTAGCGCGATCCTGAATTCAACCAATATGGCGCTTACCTTTTTGCCCGTGGCGTCTCCTGGCTCTGGAATCGACGAGTACAGCGGAACCGTAATAATCACGGATTTCAAGACGGGCGCGAAGAACAACGAAATTCAGCCGATTGATATTTCCTTCACGGGAGTTGGACCGCTCACGATTGGCGCGCAGTAAGCGCGAAAGGGTTCAACGCGAGGGCCGGCTAACCCGCCGGCCTTTGTTTTTGCGGTAAACAATCCATCGAGTGTAAGAGGATAGATATGTCCATCGTAAAGAAACCCATCTTTGTAACCCTGGATCGCCGGCGCGAACTCGTCTTCAACTTGCTCACTGAGGCGCGCGTTAAGGGGCAGAAGCTCGACTCCGGACTGTGGGAGAAAATCGGCGAGTACGAAGACCCGAAAACCGGAGAAGTGAAAAACCGGCTGAGCTTGAATCTGGATAACTTCGCCGTGTACCTTTGGGCGGCCATCTACGAGGACGCGCACAAGGCCGGCGAGCTGCTTACCGTCGAAGATGTGGGCCGGCTCGTGAACACGAAAAGGAAAGCGGATCGCGCCTTCGATGCGCTGCTCGATGCTCTCGCCGTCTACTATGGCGACGATGAGGAATCAGAGCCGGGAAAATAAAACGCTCGCGCTCAAAGCGCAAGGGAGGCGGGCGGAAAAAGCGCAAAAAGCTCTGGTCGTGGGATGACGCTTTCCGCCTGGCGTGCGGCCAGATGGGGCTGCCTCCGTCTGAGTTTGAGCGGTTCACCTATGCCGAGCTGCGCTTTTATCTCGAGGGCTGCGAAACCAAGCTCAAGCGCGAGAGTGAGGCACACTTAGAGCACAACGCCTGGCTCGCCGCAACGCTCATCAACTGGCTCGGAACCTTCAAGGAAACGATTCAGCCGGCGGTGTTGCTCGGAAGGCAACAGTTAGAGCCGAAGAAATCCCGCGATGAGGCGCTCAGCGATGCGCTCGACGTGGCGTTTAGTCAATATGTGAGGACCGATGCCGAATAACTCTGTAGTGGTGGTAATTGGCGGCGAGGACAAGAGCGGCGCGGTTCTCGATCAGGTGGAGAAGCATCTCGTAAGCCTGCGTGCGCGCGCCGCCGAGACGGACGCCGCTCTTGGACACATGGGCGAGGGTATGGTTCCGCGGATGGCCGCGGCCAGCGCCTTTACACGCTCGCTCGATGGGGATTTTAGCCATCTGATGAGAGCTGAAGAGCGATTCCTTAGCACGCTGCCGGGAATGGCGAATCTGATGCAGGCGGCTTTCCCTGTAATCGGTATTGCGGCCGTTGGGTATGGACTGTACAGGGCCGCCGATGGCGCTTACAACCTGTACGAAAAGTGGCTCGACGTTGGGGCGGCGGTTCGCGCCTATGACGACGAACTGACGAAGGCGAGCGATAAGGATTGGGCGAACTTCGATTCCCTGGAGACGGCCGACGAGCGCATTAAACAGATGACCGCTCACATGCAATCTCTGAATCAAACAATAGTCGCACTCAAGCCGGGTACGGCCGACTGGATGAAGGCGCTTACCGGCGACCCTGGAGCGATAGCGAATCTTGCCAGTGAGATGACGGGCCGCAAAGCGGCGGCCGATGAACTCTGGAAGAATCAGGCGCAGCTCGACGAAGGCACAAAAAAGCAGATGGAGCTGGAGCACAAGGCTGCTCTGCAAAAGATTCAGGACGATCACGCGATTACCGCATCTCGCCTGCAAGGGGAAGAGGCGATCCGCAACCGCGAGAGCGAGCAACTCGCCATTGCGAAAGAAAACCTTGACTACAAGCAAAAGCTCCGCGATGCGACGATAGAGCAGGACAAGGGTTACAGCGCGCGCAATCCCGGCAAGCATTTAGATATTCCCGCGGCCGATACCGGGCTCAGCGAATACAACGAAACCGTCCGCAAGATTACAGGGGTTGCCGGCGGCGAGCTGGACAAGGCCGGCGCGGAGGCGCTAAAGAAGCAAACCGAATGGATAGACCGGCTCCGCAAGTCTGCGGCTGAGCAGGAGAAAAGGGGCAACCGCGAAGACGAGCAGCAACTCAGCGAAATGACGCGGCTAAACGGCGAGATAGATAAGAGTGTCGCCGAATCGGAAAAGAAAGCATCCGAGACTCGAGAGAAGGCGCTCAAAGAGCAAATCGACGCGATGCGCGAAGTGCAAGAAGAGCGCATTAAGCAGGCGGGCGATGCGATGGCGCTCGCCGAGCGAACGACTGAGTACGAGGTTCGCATGGGCAGAATGAGCGCCTCCGAGCGAGTGGCGGCGCTCCGCGATGCGGCCAATCAGGAGCTTGCTATCAAGACGGACGCATTGCAGAAGATCGCCGGCCTGGATGCAACTTCCGACAGCGATTCGCCGGAAAAGGTTCAAAAGGATTTAGACCAAATCAAAGAACTGCAAGCGAAGCATGACGCGGAAATGGAGCAGCTCGCAGAGCAGGCCGCGGAGCGCCGCAAGGCGATCATGGATCAATTCGTTAGCGATATCCTTGACCCGCTGATGAACAGGCCGAAGAGCATCGAGGATGCTTTTAAGAAGATGGGCGAGAGCATCGAGAAAACCTTGCAGAAGATTGCCGAGCATCGCATTGAGAGCCTGCTCAGCGGCGCGCTCGACGGCGACGGCGGTAAGGGTGCGGCCGGCGGCTCCGCGAGCGCCAAGGGGCCATCCGGCGGCTTTGGCGGTATCGTTGGCGGGCTGCTCGGCAAGCTCTCCGGCATGGGCTCCGAATTTGGCGGCGCGAAGGCATCGAACGGCGGCTTGTCTACGGGAGCCGGAACGTTGCCGGATTCCACGGCGTCCGGACTGCTCCAAGGCCGCGGGACGGGTGCGGGCGGCGGCGTAGTGGTAAACCTGATAACGCAGGGAACGCCGCAAACGGTTGACTCAAGCGGATCGCAGGGGAACGGACAGCTCGAGCAGATGATTGTTTCCATTGTGCTCAAAGATGCCGATACGCTCGGACCAATGAGCCAGGGCATCGGCGGCGCTATTCAGATGTTGGGGCTCGGCTAGAACCTATCTCATAAAATGTCTCTGGTCGGGAAACTTCCGGATTGCCGACCATACGGACACAATCCGAAAACAGCGGTTGTTACACTGCTTAAGTCATGAAATGGACTCTCTTTGTGGCGTTGTTAGCGTCAGTGGCGCTCGCGCAAAACGGCCAGACGAAGGCTCCAACACAATCCGCCGCGCAAGACGACTTCTATGCTCGCCAATCCACGCTGAGACGACAAGGGAGCGAAGCCCTATCGCGTGAACAAGCACGAAGCAAGGAAGGACTCTGTGCAGAAGCAGAAAAAGGGGGCAATGCTGAAATTGGGCATTGCCTTGACGAACAATTCAAGACCACCGAGCAAGCCTACCTCGTGTATATCCGTGCCATCGGAGCGTTGCTCCGATTACCACCGCCTACTGAGTCTGTATCACCAATTCACGAAAAACTTCCGTTTGACTCAGCGGAGGATGCATGGCTCAAGTATCGAGACGCAAGTTGCGCATCAATGGCAACGCAATGGGAGGGAAGCCAATCTGGTGTAGCGTATGCAGATTGTCGCCTCAAACTCACTTGGAACCACATGAATGAGCTAGCCGGCCTCTACACAGATTTGTGGCATTAGTCTTTCGTTATGGTCGTATTACCGGCAATACGGAAGTTACGTTGAGTGCGGCAAACCCTGCTTGTCGATTTATGAGACAGGTTCAGGTAAACTTCAAACCCCTGGCGCGCATCTTCTCCCATTGCTCGCGCCAGGCGTTGCCGAAGTTCTGGCTCACGTATGCCTCTACCTCTTGGTGCATCTCGAGCCGCGGGCGCGTGGTAACGCTCGTGACGAGGATGTAAAGCGGGAAGGCGTCTCGATCCGTCCAATATCTGCCCATGATCCATTTCGGATTATCCGGCTCTGGCGCAAGAAAGAAAACCATCCCGTTAACTCTGGTTTGGCGAGTTGTTCCCTTCCCGTTGCGTTTCGTATAGCGTCCGTTCACGGCTGTTAGAAGCGCCTTCGGGCGAAGCTCCGCGGGGATGGGGCGCTGGCCTATCATCTCGCGCAGGTAGCGTGTAGGAATGGCGATATGCGAACGGCCGCCAATCGCCACGCGCTCGCCGCCGTCTTCCTGCTTTCCGAGGTAATCCGGCGCGCCGGTTGTCCGGTTGGCCGTGTCCGTGTGGACGTCTGCCTCCATCCGCGCGTCTTTCTTTTCCGCCGGCTTGATACGGATTCCCTGCTTAGTGAACTCGTTGCGGAGCTTGAATTTGTTGGGCAATCCTTCCCTAACCTTACCCTGGGCGCCTTTGGCGAGCGTGGTAAGCGTAGCGGCTACGGCATAGGGGAGATGTTGCTTCTCTAGCTCGTGGAGCCCGGCAACGGCTTCTGTAATGTCCACTGATACGCGCACGCTCATAGCGGAGAGTATGCCGTAATTCGCTCGTTTTAGACGATCTACGGCATAACTAAGGCGTGGCAACGCCGATAATCATATTTCCGTCGCTCTCGCGGGCTCCGTCGCTTGACACGTCAACAAATACGCAGGATGACACGATCCGCGATTCTTTCGATGCCGGCTATGTCGCCACGCGGCCGCGGTTCACTCGCGGGCGGCGCGCCTGGAATCTGAACGTGCGCAACCTGCAACTGGAAGACGTGCGGGCGCTCCAGAATTTCGCCATGAATACGGCGCAGCGCGGCGGGAACTCTTTCTATTACCCGAACATTCTCCCGAACGGGAGCTTTGAGTTTCCGGCCGTCATCTCGGGGCAGTTTCTTGCGGGTTGGAATCTGGTAGCTTCCGCGAGCCCGGCGATTTTCGCCGCCACAAACTCTAACGCCTTCGACGGAGCAACGGCTCTTTTGATCGAGAGCAACGCGGGGCAAACGCTTGCGAACCTGGCGACGGCCGAGCAGCTACTCGAGAGCGCCGCGCATTGGCTCTCGCCGAGCATCGGCGACGTGTATACGTTTGTTGCGCAAGTAGCGACGAGAGTAACCGCCGGCATGACGGCGCTCGGCGTGGTGCAAGCGGTAGTTACGTACTCCGACGCTTCGACGCAGACGGTAACGGAGACTTTCACGTTGCCGGCAAGCGGGGCCGGCTACGCGCCGTGTACGGCGAGCTTTACGGTTCCCACTTCCGGCTCGGCGACGGTGGTATCCATGCAAGTATCGTTTGGGGCGCAGGTTGAAAATACATCGGGCTCGACGCTCACTTTTAGCGGAACCGTATACTTCGAGCTTTTCTTTGACGTGGTGGGCCTGGCGCAGACTACATCTGGCCGGCCACAAGGATCAATGCTTGCAATGGTGGGCTCCAATCCCCTTCCCTTCCCTGTGCGCTTTACCGCGAGCAAGCTCCCTGCATTCTCAGACCTTGGATGGGGGCCGGGTTACAAGGTGTACGGCTCTACGTTCTCGTTGGATGAGGTATAGCCGTGTCGAGCTTCCCTGTATTTCCGCCGGCGCTAAACATCCTCTCGCTCGCCGCTCAGCGCGATAAGGGCAAGCTCGCATCTGGCGATGCGTGGCTGATGCTGCTCGATGTGATATGGACCGGGCAGCATGTACGCCTGGCGCGCAACACGGACGCCGTACAGTTCGACGCCGGCGACGGCAACGGGCTGCAAACGTATGCACCATTCAATTTCGATCTGAGCGTGGAGCGCAATCCTGGGAATCAGCTCCCGAGCATCACGCTCAAGGCGTCAAACGTGCTCGGGCTCTTGGAAGGGTACATAGAAGAGTTTGCCGGCGCGGTTGGAGCAACGGCGAACCTTTACTTTGTGAACACGGCTTATCCGGCCGGCGAGTCTACTATTGCAATCTCCACGACGATCCTAGCGACTACGCCAACGGATCAAAACGTAACGTTTACGCTCGGCTCGCCGAAGCCGCAAAGACAACTCTTTCCTCGCTACTTGTATCGGGCCGACTTCTGCATCTGGGTAACGACCTACAACACGCCGGCGTTTCAGGCCGCGGGGCTCGGGCAGGGGAAATGGTGCGGATATACGGGCTCGCTCCAGAACTGCGACGGCACATATAACGGGCCGAATGGCTGCGTAGTGCATGACAATGCTACTCGTTTCGGCGCGTTCCCTGGCATCGGAACAAACGGAGCCAGCATTGCGAGCCAGACCTAAGCTCCCGTTCGCACTCTACGGCGATCTGCTACCCGTGCCGTATCTCAAGGATGGGCGCACGCTCGCCGGGCTCGATTGCGTTGGAGTGTTTCTCGAGGTTCAGCGCCGGCTAGGGCGCACGCTTCCGCTATACGAGAGTGACCCGGCGATCCTGGCCGCATCGCTCGGCAAGTGGGAGCGGGTAGAGGCTCACGAGCCCGGCGACGGCGTTTTGATCTATTCCGCCGATCCGCCTTGGCATCTCGCAACCGTAATTAGCGCCGTCGAGATGATCCACGGTAAACAACGGTGTGGCGTAGTGGTCGAGCGTCTCGATGCGCCGGCTTACAGGCGAAGGATAGAGGGATTTTACAGATGGAAATAACGGGTGTGCGGCCGGTTCGCATCGTCGAAATCGTCAATCCTTTTCAGCCGGATACGCATACCGGCGAAGCCATGCTCGCGCCGATACCCGGCGAGTTTCTCGCGGATTGCATGCGGCGCGCCGGCCTATGCGCGGCGGATTACGCGATCCGGCTCAATGATGAATTTATCAACGCCGGCGAAGAAGCGTTCCATCTGGTAAAGCCTGGAGATACGATTCTTTGCTCGAAGGCGGCCGGCGGCGGCGCGCTTCGCATTATTGCGATGGTTGCGCTCCTGGCGCTTACTACGGCGCTCACGGGCGGCTTTGGTGATGTTGTCGAGGCTATCGCGTGGTCTGCAATGGGAATCAGCACGGCCGCAACCGCGTCAATCGTGGCGGCGTCTATCGCTATCGGCGGAAACATGCTCATCGCGGCGTTTATGGGGCCAGGTGGCGGCGGCTCGGGGAATGCCGCAAGCCTTACCTATGATCCGACAGGGCCGAAGACGTTAGCGCAGCCGGGAACGCCGATTCCGAAGGCTTACGGCACGATGGGATGGGCCGGCAATATCATCTCGAGCTTTGTAAGCCAGGACGGTAAAGACGAGTATCTTAATATCCTCGTGGCTTTTGGATTCGGCCAGGCGACAACCGCGCAAAACATCTTTTTAAACCAGAAGCCTATCTCGAACTATCCCGATCTGGTTTATCACTTGCGGCTCGGGACGAACACGCAAACCCCTATACCGGGCTTCGATACGATCCTGAACACATACCCGCAGGAAATTGACTTACTCGCCGCCAATCCGCCGACGATTGTAACCGGCACGGGTACGGATACAACCGGCCTGCAAATCGCCGTGAAGTTTCCCGGCGGGCTCATGCGCACGGACTCCCACGGGACGCCGAAGGAATGCTCTTTTGCGTATCAGATACAGGTTTCGCCGAGCGGCTTGAATGAGTGGACAACGCCAATCTTCCCGCGGGACACAACAGACCTATATACAACCGATGCGAACGGCTACCGGCATTATCCGGCCTGGGTTGTTATGCCAACCGATCGCTTCGCCGGCTCGGGAATCGTCTATTCAAGCGGAAACGGGAGTCATAATCCTGGCGATCCGTGGACCGGGACGCAGACAGTAACCGTCTATGACGTAAACAACACGTCGAGCAGCTTCTCTCAGACGTTTCAAGGCGAATGGCAGCCGACAGCGGGGCTCCAGCTAGACCTGCAAACCGTCGATAACTGGTGGAGCGGTTGGAGGATTGTCTCCAACATGACAGATGAGAGCTTCTACGATGTTGTAAACATCTTCGGACTCGCGGCCGGGAAGTGGGACTGCCAAATAACAAAGTGGGGCGCAGGGCCGCACAATCAGCCGATACCCGAGGGTGACGGGTACATGACGGACCCGCACTATACCGCGGATGGCTGGCTCTGGGACGTGTCGGAGTTTCAATTTACCGACCTGGCGTATCCAAATTTTTGCTTGCTCAGTATCGGCGCGCTCGCTACGTCGCAGTTAAACGGCGCGAGCATCAATGTGCTAGCGACGTGGACGCATGATATCGGCGCGGATACGGTTCTGCCGGCGGCGCTGGCCGGCTTCGAGCATGACAACCCGGCAATTGTCGCTTACGACATAATCATGAACCCGCTCTACGGCATGGCGTCTTCAACGCCTAACCTGGCCGTGGATGTGCCGGCCTGGGTGAATTGGGCGAACTTCTGCGATGAGCAGGTTCCGTGCTCGACGTATGCGGGTACGTGGTCGAGCACGGTTAGTTACAGCGCCGGCGCGATTGTTCTTTACAGCGGCAACTATTACACGTCGCTCATCGGCTCAAATCTGAATGAGGTTCCGTCGAGCTATCCGGACCTGTGGGCTCTGGCGACAGTGCCAACGCGCCGGCGCTTTATCTTTGCCGGCGTATTCGATACGGGCGGCTCGAATGCCTGGCAGTGCCTACAGCAAGTGGCGCTTATGTCGCGGGCGCAAATCACGCAAGAGGGGAATACTTACTCCGTCTGGATTGACGCGCCGACAGATATAACGCAGGTTTTCACTGAGGCGAACATCGTAAAGGGTTCCTACTCTGAAACGTTTATCGCGCTCGATGACAGAGCTTCGCTGGTGGAGGTTGACTTTGCGGACGCCGAGCGGAACTTCCGCACGGACCTACCCGTTTCGGTGATGACTGCGACCACGATCAACAGTGGGATTCAGCCGAAGATTTCTCGGGTGAGCCTGCTAGGATGCACGAGCCGCGATCAGGCTTGGGCGTGGGCCTACTTCAATTTGCTCTCTACTGAGACGCTTTTGCGGACGTTCAAATTCCAGGCGGCGCTCGAGTCTGTAACGTGCCGGCGTGGGAGCGTGATAGGCGTACAGCGCCGGCAATGGAGTCTTGGCGGGCGCATCCAGGCGGGCTCGACGGCTACAAGCCTATTGATTGACCGCACAGACTTACCGGCGTTCACGGGCGGCGGTTGGCAAGTGGGAGTACAGCATCCCGTCTATACCGTGGGAACGGCAACGATTCAATCTATCGTAAGCGCCGGCAATGGAACGTATCTCGTGACGTTCACGGGTACGCTTCCCGCGGGAAGGATTCTCCATCTCTCGGGGCCGGGCGACATTGAAGCCGCGGTGCAGTCTGTAACGCAATCGGGCGGCGTGAATGGAACTTCGCTCCTAATGGGGAACGTTCAGGGCGGATTCTCGGCCGGCCAGGTAATCACGCTTTACGACTATGACCGGCTCGAGGTTCAAGCCGTAAGCGCGCTGAACGGAACGACTCTGACAACCGCGGCATTTTCGCAGGTTCCGACGCCGGATGCTCCGTGGTTCTACTCGCAGACGGCCGGCGGCGCTGGTTACAAGACATTCAGAGTTACCGGCATAAAACAGACCGGCGATTTCACGATGGAGATATCGGGGCTCGAGTATAACCCGGCGATCTACACGGACCCGACGCCGAATTATGGCGAGATTGTCTCATTTCCGGAGGTAAACGCCGGCGTCTCAAACCTGGCGCTCGCTGAAATCTTCAATCAGACGACGAGCAGTTACAAGAAAAACGCCACAACTCAGACGCTTGTTTCCTGCTCGTGGGATAACGGGCCGAACACGCAAACGGTTGACGTGTGGGGCCAGGTGGACGGCGGCGCGTGGAACATACTCGCGGCGAACGCTCCAAAGACGGGATACGTCTTCGCCGCCTCAACCGGCGACGTGTGGAGTATCGCCGTAGTGGGCAAGGATCAGCTCGGCGTTTCATCCTCTTACAACGGCGCGCCGACTCAGACGATTACCGTACAGGGTACGGGCGCGGCTCCCGCGAATGTTCCGGCCATGACCGGCAACCTCCAGACGGGAACCCTGGTGCTCTCTTGGACGGCTCCCGCGGGTACGCCGGCGGCCGCAACGTATGAGCTGCGCTATAACAATGACCCAAACGATACGGACTGGAACGATGGGACGGTTATAGCTACGGGGCTCACGGCGCTTAGCTATACGATCACGGGGCCAGGCGACGGGTTGTTTATGGTGAAGGCTCTCAGTTCCAACTATGTCGAGAGCGTGGGATTTGCGAGTTGGGCGCTTACAACAAGCTCATCTCCGCTAAACGGGGTTGGCTCCATCGCTCCCGGCCAGGCGCTAGAAGTGAACGTCTCAGGCGTGGTCTACGATTCGACAACGGGCCTTTGCTCCTGCACGCTGAGCATGCCGGCTCAGGGTTTGTTGCGCACGGACGGAACAACGTACAGCGTAAGCGCCGGCTCGTTGACGTGGACAAAGGTTCTCGCGCCGTCTACGACCTATTACTTTTATACCGATCTGAGGATTTCAGACGGGACGCTCCACGTCGCCGGCGGAAGCTCGCCAACGGCGGCGGGCGGCGATCCGCCGGTTGTCCCGCCAACATCCCCGAGCGCCGCTATTGCTTTGATCGCATGCGCGGACGGCTACTATCAGGGGCCGCAGATTACCGTAACGACTCCGAGCACGGCCGGCACGGGCGGCGGCTCATCGGGCGGCGGCACGGGCGTATGTCCCGATGGGCGCGAGCTGACAGTTACCCGCGAGCGCGGAATCGTGCGCGTCTCCACGGTTGCCGAGGGCGAGCACGTCTTAGGCTATTGCTTCGAGCAGGCGGGCATTGTATGGCGCAAGGTGGTAAGCGTGCCCAAGGCCGTGGCGTGGAGCTGGTATCTGGTGAACGGCTACCGCATGAGCCCGCTCGATCCGGTGTGGCTTGGCGGCGAGTGGGTTGCTCCGTACAAGGTGGGAACATTCGACGGCGGCGAAGGCGAGCGCGTACAGATTACCGTTGAGGCGGACGAATACGACGCGCAGAACTACTACCTTTTGGGGCATGGCGAGCCGCTATTGATTCACAACTTCAGAATCGCGCCTTGCTAGTTTGTAAAGTACGATACAACGGAGGTTTGCGGTGCATCTGAATCATAAAGCTCGCTGGATTTTCTCGCCGATGGTTGCAACGAAGGCCGGCGCGCCGCTTCCCCTGGCGTCTGAGTACGCCGTTCAATACGAAGCGCCGCTCGTCTATAACGGGATGGCGCTCACGCATTGCCTGATGAACGCTCAACAGCTCGCCGCGGCGAAGGCGCATCCCGAGCTTATCGTTCTCCCGAGCCTGTATGACCGCGCGGTTATCCATCCGATAGTTGCGGAGCATCACGCGGCGCTTGGCGTCACGCCAACGATGCTTTTACACGAGGCGCTCGAGGCGCTCGCCAAGTATCACCCGAACTTCGCGCCGGCTGAGTAGATTTTTGCTCGATTTCCGCGATCCGTGGGAAGAGTACATGCTATGAAACGCATACTCTTGCTCGTCGCCTTCGCGCTGATGCTGCTCTCTCCGTTCTCTGCAAGCGCGCAAACCGTAACGCTTGAGGGATCGCACATCCAAGATATGAGCGAAAACGCGCTCGCTTCTGGGCAAATCTGCTTCGTTCCCGTGAATAACAACGGCTCGCCGATATGGTTCAGAGCCGGCGGCGGCGGCCAGGTTCCGCCGGTGCAAAAATGCGTTGCGGTAACGTCCGGCGCGTTCTCTCTCCCGATTGCCGATACTGCGCTCACGTACCCGACAAACGTGTGTTTTTATACAACGGTGATTCCAGGGCCAACGGGAACCGCGCCTTATGTGCTTACTCCGTGCCTTCAGCCTTCGGCTACGATCACGGCGAGCAATAATTTTTGGTGCTCGAGTACCGGCGGGGGAACCTGCAATCTCGACAATTACGAGCCGCAGTATCCGGCGGGAACTGTCTCCGTTTCGCCGCCGTTGACCGTGGCAGGCACAAACACGCTCGCGGCCGGCTCCGCGGCATCCGTGAACCTGAACGGGTATGCTTTCACGTTTAACATTCCGGCGGGCCAGGCGGGTGCGACGGGTGCAGCCGGCGCGCCAGGTGCGCCGACTACCTTTCTTGGAGCGTACAGCTCGGGAACGACTTACGCGCAGGGCCAGGCCGTCTCGTATGCCTCCGGCGGTTGCACGTCCACCTATGTCTCGCTCATCAACAGCAACACGGGAAATAACCCGGTTACGGCTACGAGCGATTGGGGCTTGTCTTCGCAGTGCGTTGTAGGGCCGCCGGTTACATTCATGGGCGCGTACAGCTCGGGAACCACCTACACGCAGGGCCAGGCCGTCTCGTATGTCAACAGTGGACTCACTTCCACTTATGTCTCGCTCGTCAACAGCAACACGGGTAACAATCCCGTCACAGCTACGAGCGATTGGGGTTTACTGGCGCAGGGCGCAACCGCTTCCCCGGCTGGCTCTAACGGGAATATCCAGGCGAATTGCACGGGTTCCTTTTGCGCGGCTACCTACATTAACGTTTCCGCGGCGCTTACCGATGCCAACGGCAACATGATTGCCACTGGCGCGGCTCCGTCCGGCGGGTTCCCGCTTCCAACGGGGTTCAATAACAACATCGCAATCGGTCCTGGCGCTCTTGCCGCGTTGGGCGGCTCGGGCCATGGCACGGCTACGGTTGGGTCCATCGCTATAGGCCTTTCGGCTCTTGCAAACGCTCTTACAGTCAACGGGACGGTAGCTATCGGAGACGGAGCCGCGGCCGCCTATCCCGGCAACGGTACAGGCGGCGAAGATGGAAACTTCGTAGCGATTGGGCCGTTTGCGCTCAACTCCGCAACGTCCGTTACCGAAGGCGTTGCCATCGGAAATAAAGCCTGCGAAGATGCTACGACCGTCACGCAAACCGATTGCATCGGAACCCACGTCTTCACCGGACCCGGTTCAACTATCTCAAATTCGACGCTATTCGCGCCGGGTAGCGGCCTCTCGATTGCCGGCGTGTTGTTTAACATGGCCGGCAATACCATAGTGGGGCAAGCAATCCTCAATCCGGCCGCCGTGAGCCTGGCCAACCCTGGAGCGGGGAATTACAACTCGTCGAACATGGAGATATTCGGTAACTTTAACTGTGCTCAATGCTACAACACGTCTAATGACGTTGTGATTGGCAGTTCTTCGTTTAAGGGCGGCGCAACCGCGATCAGCGGCACGAATGATATCGCCATCGGCACCAATATATTCAACGCTGTAACCAGTGGCACATCTGATATCTGCATCGGCGGGGCAAGCACGAGCGGCAACACTACCTGCGCGGCGCTTACGTCCGGCGGCGAAGACGTAGCGGTTGGGCCTGGCGCCCTCGCGGCTATATCAACCGGCAGCAACGCATCCGCCTATGGGAATTTTGCGGCGGCCGCCGATACGGTGACAATAGACGCCTTTGGCGCTAAGGCCGGCTTAGCGAATACCACGGGAGCCCAAAACGCTGATTTCGGGTATGAGTCCTGCCAGGCTGTGACAACCGGCGGCAATAACACTTGCATCGGGAATCAGGCGGGCATCAACCTTGTTGCCGTTAGCGATAACACGGTTGTAGGGCAAAACTCCGGACTCGCAGAAACGTCTGGGCAGAATAGTTACTTTGGCTCTCAGACCGGCCGGCGCATCACGTCCGCATCTCTAGGCACGAATGAGGCTTTCGGCTATCACGAGTTTGAAGGCACGGGCAACGGCTCGGAGACGGATGATGCTTTCTTCGGCGACAGCGGCAACTGTACCGGCTGCACGGACTCCAACGCCTTCGGCCATGCGGCCAATGTCGGAGGCGTTGCCAGTGCTACGCAGATAGGCGACGGCACGAACAACGCCGCGCACACGCTCCAGTTTCGGAGCGTCAACGTTCTGGACGATAGCGCGAACGCAACATTCAAGACCGTAAGCGTTACATCTGTCCCGACAATCGCATCCGCGGCTACGATTGCGCCGACTACCGGCCTAGTCAAAGTCTCGGGTACAACCGCCATTTCAACCATTACGCCTCCGACTGTCCTACAGGGCGGCACGGCCTTCCTTGGATGCGTCCACATCGTGCCGACTGGTCTGTGGACATTCGCCACGGGCGGCAACATCGCGCTCGCGTCTACCGCAGTGGTGAGCCGGGTTTATACGGTTTGCTATGACGGCACGAGCTGGTATCCGAGCTACTAAGCTCGAGCTTGAACACGCCGGCCGCTCTTCGGGGCGGCCGTTGTTTTTGCCACAATGCGGCCGTGCATGACACAACTCCCGCATGCTACAACCCGATCAAATCGAATTTATCAAGAGCGTATCGCTCGCCGCGGTTGGCGTTCACATCTGGCCGGCTTACGCCGCATGCGAAGCCGCAGACGAGAGCTTTTGGGGCGCGTCTCAACTCTGCCAGCAGGCGAACAACATCTTTGGCACGAAGCAACACGTTCACCCGATCTTTGGAACGTTCAACCTCCCGACGAAAGAGTTTCTGTCTCACCAATGGACGGTAGTAGACGCGGCCTGGGTGAAGTATCCGTCACTGAAGGATGCGTTTCAGGATCGCATGAACACGCTCCAGGCTCTTGCGACGAGCTACGCGCATTACGCCAACGCGCTAGCGGCCGCCACGGGCGAGCGATACGTGTCTGAGGTATCGCTAACGTGGAGCACGAACCCGACGCGCGCCGGCGACGTTCTAGCTATATTCGGCGCTCACTCGAGCTTACTTTGCCCGGCTACACGAAGCGGGCAATAACTTGCCGCGTTTCGCGCGTGCATGGGATAACTCACTCGTGAACAACTGGCGCGCATGGGTGAAGGGTTTTACGGTTGCTGTAATCTCGGCGGCCGCCTCCGTGGTTTCAGGCATGGCGCTTGCTCCCGATCAGTGGAAGTTAATTCTCAAGCTCGCGGCTATCGACGGCGTAAAAGCCGGCGCAGCCTATCTCAAGCAGAGCCCGCTCCCTGGAGCGGGGGAAGGAAAATAACAATGGCAAATCTTAATACCATCCTTAGCGATATCGGGACGGGGCTCAAGAAATTCTTCGGCGTCTCCGTTACCGTCGCTACCGATGCGGAGCCTTTTGTAGATGCGCTTTTCCCTGGCGTCTCAGACGTGTACAACCTGGTGGTTGCCGAGATTGGCAAAGCTGAAGCCTCCGCGGTTGCCGCGGGCTCGCAGTCTGGTACAGGGGTTCAGAAGCTCGCCGCGGTGCTGCAAGCTACTTCTGGCCAGGTTGCCGAGATTGCACAGCAGAACGGCTGGAGCACTCCAACCGAAGAGCAGCTTACGGACTACATCAACGCGATTGTGAAGAGCTTGAACACCTTCACCAAAGCGCCGGCGGCCGCTTAATCAATGGCTCCCGTCGAAGAAAGAACAATACGCGAAGAACTCGCGGCATTTCGCCGCGAGTTTGGCGTATTCGCTACGAAGCTCATGGGCGACGATGAGGGCGAGAATGCACAGGGCCGCATCCCGCGGCTCGAGGCGGCGCAGGCGAGTCAAGGCCGGCGTCTCGCGCGGCTCGAGGGGCTTGTTCTTATGGTGGCGGGAGCTTTGGGCTTGTTCAAAGTTATCGGATGGCTTCTCGAGGCTTCGGCTCATCTCGTCGCGGCCGCAAAAATCTTCAAATAGACGGAGGCTCCACAGTGGCAACAAAACCATTGCCGGTAGAAGTGCGCTCGAAAATCGAGGAATTTCTCAAGGCGGGAGTTTCGCATAAGGCAATTGCGGCGCGCCTGGGTGTCGCAACCGGAACGGTGTCAAACGTCAAGGCGGGAATAGCCGGCGGGACGGCGATCCGCAAAGAGCCAACGCCGGCGGATATACGCCGCTTGCTTCGTGGCGGACCGCTCAGCGCGTCCGAGCTGGCGGATAGGCTCCAAAGTACGCCGGCGAAGATGCGCGCGCTCGTGGGGGAAATGCGCAAGGGCGGCGGCCTGGTAATGGAGCATCTCGACGGACGGTTTGATCTAACGTCGAGCATCAATCTTGATACGCGCGTACATACGGTGAAGGGCGAGCGCGGAGAGTGGCAGCATCGCATAGGCTTTGTTACCGACAACCATCTCTGTAACAAGCACTCGCGCCTGGATGTGCTCAACGCGGCTTATGACCATTTCGAGCGCATCGGTATCAAACGAGTGCTCAACGCCGGCAATTGGGTTGACGGTGAGGCGCGATTCAATAAGACGGAGTTAGTAACGGCTCCCGGCATGGATCGCCAGTTGGATTACATGATCGACGAGTATCCGCAACGCGAAGGGATCGTTACGGAGCTGATAGCCGGCGACGATCACGAAGGCTGGTATCAACAGCGCGAAGGGATCGAGGTTGGCCATTACCTACAGATGCGCGCTGAGCAGCAGGGCCGGCGCGATCTAAAGTATCTCGGCTATGGTGAGGCGGATATCCGGCTCCAATTCGGCCGCGGCCAGGCCGTTCTGCGGCTCGTGCATCCCGGCGGCGGCTCGAGCTATGCGATTAGCTACACGGATCAGAAGCGCGCCGAGAGCTATCAGGGCGGCGAGAAACCGCACGTCGAGCTGGTGGGCCATTACCACAAATTTAATCAGGGATACCCGCGGGAAGTTCACACGGTACAGGGCGGGTGTACGTGCGATCAAACCATGTTCATGCGCAAAAAGCGCCTGCAAGCGCACGTTGGCTTTTCCGTGGTGAAGATTCGCCAGCGCGAAGACGGCTCGATTGATCGCTTTGCCGTCGAGTGGTTCCCATTCTTTGACCGCGGCTTCTACGAAAAACGGTTTTAGCTGATGTTCTGGCTCGACTTCTCCGACGAAGACGACGCCGGCGAGTTCTTTCTGTCTATTTACCAATTCTCAAAAGGAAACAATGCTTTTAATCGGCTTTGGATACAAGGCGCGGCGCGGCAAGGATACCGCGATCCGCTCAATTATCGAGGCGCGCGGCCAGGGGAAGGATATTCGCCGCTACGCCTTCGCGGATGCTCTGAGGGATGAGGTTCACGCGGAGATGCGCTCCACGTCCGAATACTTCGGGCTGACTTACCGCGGGGCTCTGGCGCGGCTATGCGAGAGCGCCGGTGTACCGTTCGATACAAACGCGCCGGCGGATGAGCAGAACCCGCACGGCAAGCAGCGCGCGCTCCTGCAATGGTGGGGAACGGAATTCCGCCGGGCGAGCGATCCGCATTACTGGCTCAAGCGCATGCGCGAGCGCATCGAGGCGGACGGGCCTTACGTGGCGCTCATCTCGGATGTGCGCTTCCTTAACGAATTCGAGATGATCCGCTCAGCCGGCGGGTACATGGTGCGCGTGGAACGCGAGGGTTTCGAGGTTGAGGCTCCGGTTGCGCAGCACGTCTCCGAGCGCGAGCTTGACGCTCTCGGCGATTCAGCCTGGGATGCAACGATATGGGCGCTCGACGGGGATATGGAAGAGCTGCGCATCGGAGCCGTGGAAGTCTACGATTCGATGGCGGCGCGCTATTGGGGGGCAGAGCGCCGCTAGCTCGGCTTCTTTGCAAGCGTAACGGTTCCGTCTTTACGCTTGACGATTTGCGGGTTTACGGCTCCCTTGATTTGGAAGCGGATCACATCCCACAAGCGCATATAGGCCATAGGATCGCCTTCAGCCCATCCGCCGGCGAGAACTTCGCGGACAAGGCGGGGGCGCTCCATTGGCCGGCCGACTTTGGTAAGGTGCATCACGAGAGCATCAATCCCGCGCCGTACTTTGGCGTATTCGCCGGATTCCGAGCCGGCGGCGGTGTGCTCTCCCATAACGCCGAGAGCCATATCTATTGCATCCAGCGCGGCCGCCTCTGAGGGCATCTGCTCGCGGATGCGTTCGATAATCTCCCGGCGTTTTCCTAGTATATCTTTAGGTTTTCCGAGAACCTTTTGCGTCAT